CGCCGGCGCGCACGCGCGCGAGGGCGGCGCGGGCCAGCTCGCGCGCCTGGTCGGGGGACAACTCAGCCGGGGTTCCCAGCTTCAGCTCGCGCTGGGCCCCGTCGACGCGATGGCGCAGGTAGTAGGTGCGCTGGCCCGAGGGGAGCACCAGAAGGCAGAGGCCGGGCACCAGGGAGTCGTTGAGGCGATACCGGCGGGGCCGGGGGGTGGCGCGATCAACGGCGGTTCTGGTGAGCTTCATGGGCTTTCTCCTCTTCCGGCCCCACCCGCCAGATCAGGTAGCCGGGGGTGCCGCGCACTCCTGGCTCAAAGTCGACCAGACCGCAACGCTTCAGCTCCAGCATGAGGCCACTGATGCCACCGCGCTTGCTGTGTTGAAACAGGGGGGTCAGTTCTTCGACGCTGACCCTGCGGGCAGGGGTGGGGTTCAGGCGAGCTAGGGCCAGGCAGTTGATGATGGCCCTGTTGGGGATGCGATAGCGGTTGGCCAGGAGGTGGGTGACGAGGGCGGTCTCAGTCATCGGACTGGGCCTCCCCCTGCTGGCCCTGCATGGTCCGGCGAGCGGCGGCCCATTGCTCGACCGTCAGCTCCCCAGCTGGCTTCCAGCGAATGTTCTCGGGGGTGATGTCGCCACCGAGGCCAATCCACTCAGGATCATCGCTTTCCGTAAATCCCCAGACAAAATGCTGAGGGTTCACGTAGACGGGCCTGTTATCGCCGCCGATGCTCTCGTCGAGCAGTCCACGCACGTAGTAAAAGCCAGGCGCGGGTGGCAGCCCGACATTCCAGCCGCCATCGGCCTGCTCCTCCCACGGTTCGCGCAGCGACGGATCCAGGAAGCTGTCGACCTCATCGAGAATCATCACCTTCGGCAGGGGATAGCTTCTGAAACACCTTGCGCCGGCCAGCGAGATCCAGCCGCCAACGTAGGGAGTGTTCCGCCTGGCCTCGATGCGCCGCCCTCTGGCTCTGCGCGCGCGGCGCTTGCGGCCGATGGTGGGGCCTGGATGTGGAGTCAGCAGCCAGCGGCCGAACCACCCGGGCGTAGCGGGCTGGAACCACCATCGGTCAAACCGCCTGCGGGCGTTCGGTCGAGGGGTGATCACCCGGAAGGAGAGGTCAGCCATCGGCCTGCTCCTGGTCGGCCAGTGCGTGGCGCTTGTGGCGAAGGTTCATGGCGGGGGAATGCGGTGGTGGTGGTGTGCGGGGAATGCCGACGATCTGGCAGGCTCCCCGCGGGCCAGGGGTCAGTGCCCCGGAGGAGGCGGTTGCCTCCCGATGCCCACATCATCCGGCCGCCCACGCCACTCCGCCATGCGCTCGCAACAACTCGCAACATTCCCACACCGTTCCCACAGATTGCCGGGATCGGCAGGGATACCCGAGGAGCGGCCGGTAGTCCAGTCCCAGCGATTCCAAGGCTCAGGGAGGCAACGGGATCCGACGGTAGGCCCGACCGTCATGCTCATAACCTGAAGGTCGAAAGTTCAAATCTTTCCCCCGCATCCAAGGAAAAGCCCCGTAGGCCAATGGCTTACGGGGCTCGAACATTTCGGGAGCAGCCTACGGCACGGCGGGCGTTCCCACGCAGTTCCCACAAAAAAGCCCCTGGATGTCACCCCAGGGGCCCGGTGTCCCACTCTTCACGCGGGTTCAGCGTAGCGTCAGCCAGATCGTGGCGAGCATCATCCCCAGCAGCCAGGTGGCGCCGAAGATTACGACGGGTGGCAGTCGGGTCATCGCTCGGCCTCCTGCTCAAGCCACTGAGCAACGCCATCCCAGCTCATAAAGGGAACGCTTTGCCCACCCAGGTCACGCGACCTAGCGGCAGCAGCCATGGCGCGAATGGCGGCGCGGGCTTCTGGTGCCCAGCTATCGGCCAAGCATTCTTCGTCTGCATTGGCAATGGCGCGCCCAACTCGCACCACCATCGACCCAGTAGGCGTGGGCTCCGGTGGCGGGGCGGCCTGCTGCTCAGCCAGCCGGCAGTAGCTAGTTCCTTCGTCACCAGTGACGATGTGCGGGCAGGTGGCGCCGGCTTCGAGGGCCTCGATCCTGGCGCGGAGTTCAAGAATGTCGGCCCACTGGTCAGGAGTGGCGCGGTGTGGTGTGGTGTCGGTCATCGCTCAGTAGCTGATGCGGACAGTGGCGATGCCATCGAGCGGCACGCCGAGGCGCCAGGCAGCGCCGGCTGACAGGTCGATGCTGTTGCAGTCGCACCGGTCGGTGATCGGCACCGTCAGCGAGCGGCCGCCGTGGCTCACCCGCACCCTGGTGCCGCATGGCAGCCAGGGATGGGCGGCGCTGATGCCCCAGTGCTCATAGGTGCCACCGCAGTAGGCAGGGCCGCCGTTGAACTCCTGGTGGTAGACGGTGGCGGTGACGTGCCGGCCGGTGTGATGGGCCAGGGCCGCCGGCCCCTGCAGCAGCAGGGCGGCGGCGATCGTGAGCTGGCGGATCATCACGCCACCTCCAGCAGCAGGAAGGCCAGCAGGGCGGCGCGCTGCTGTTTGAGCCAGGCGCGCACGGCGGCCCGGGCCTCGGCGGCGAGCGCTGCTGGATCTGCCAGGCGGTCGTTCAGCTGATGAACAGCGCGGCCGAGCTCGAAGCCGGCGCGGTAGGTGAGCACCGCCAGGTCAGCGGCGATGCAGTAGAGCAGCACCAGCACAGCGGCGGTGGCGCGAGCGGTGCGCTCCAGCTGAGCGCCCCAGGTGGTGGCGTCAGCGGTGGCCGCGGCCTTGGCCAGGCGCGCGGCGGTGGACAGAGGAGTGGTCATGACGATGGGTGCAATGGGATGGTGCCGGATGGGCTCCAACGGGCCGTGATGATCAGCGGTAGATCGGCCGCATCCAGTGGCGGTTGGCCGGGAAACAGGCCTGCATTTCCTTGACCCAGTTCAGGGCTTCTTCCCGATCCGGGCCTGTGAAGCCGCAATGGCGGATGGCGCCATCCTGGGTTTCCTCGAACAGCTTGTGCAGGACAACTTGCTGGGTGGTAGTGGCCATGTCAGCTCCTGGGGTGGTGGCCGTCTCCGGCCGTGCCCTCAAACTACCGGCGCCATCCAACGCCGGTGCATCCGATGTCACAACTCGTCACATTGCCCCGCGCCTACGCTGATGCTGCTCTCTGCGCGTCCGCCCATGTTCTGGCTGGACTTCAACCTCTCCCTCGCTGATGAGTTTGAGGTTGAGAAACAGGTGCGCTACATCCAGGCCTCAACCGACATCAACGAGCTGCGCCACATCGCCAGCGAGCTGCTCCGCTTCTCGATGCTGCAGGCTCACGTCTCCCATCAGGTGGTGGCCCAGGTGGCCGAGATGGGAGCTGCAACCGGCTGCCCCGTCACCGACGAGCACATGGCCTGGGCTGCAGACATTCTGGCTCAGCGCGCCTGCAGCTGACTCAGGTACAGCTGCGCGCACCACAGGTCCTCGGCATAGCGGCAGGTGCCGCCGTGACAGCTCCGGTAGTAGAGCTCACCGTTGGGCCGCTCCAGCTGTTCGATCGTGCCGCCGTGGATCTTCCAGCAGCCGATCACCTTGGGCTCGCTCATCGTTCCTCCTGCTGGTGAATCCAGGCCTTGAGCTCACGCACATACTGCCGCAGCTGCTCCGCCTTCACCGCGTGCCATGGGTCGCCGGTGCGGAGCAGCTCACGGTTGTGCTGATCGACCGCGCGCAGGAGCTGATGGATGATCGGATTCCACGGCTCCCGCACCGGTGTGTTCCACTCACGTGGCACTGTCAGCCTGCTCGGCCGTGCTCAGTTTGGCGACCAATCCGGTGTAGAGGCAATGCATCGGGTGGTCGTGGTTGTGGCGGCCGTCGGCCGCATAGAGCGCCTCAAGCTGGTCCTGGCGGGCCTGCTGTTCGATCGGGTTGCAGTCGTAAGCCATCAGATCACGGTGCGGGTGTGGTGGTTTGGGTCGCTCTCGTCGAGCGCGTGGGCCAGCGGGTCGAAGCTCCCTTCGACGTTGGCATCACCCACAGGGGCAACCTCAACGGTGCCGCGTGCTGCATCAGCAGCGGTGAGCGATGCGATCCAGCTGTCGAAGCTAGCCCTGCTGGGGATGCCGACCGGCAGTTTCAGGAAGCGCCGCAGCTCCTTGGCGTCGCGGAAGAACCTGCTGGCGCCAGAGCTGTACCCGATCCAGAACCGGCCGTTGAAGTCACGGCCGGTTTCGATGAACTGGTGCTGGCTCAGGTGCAGCCGCTCGCGCTTCATGGCACCGCCCTGATCTCAGTGCTCCAGCCCAGCACCCAGCGCAGCAGCGCCTGGTGTTCGTGAGCCTCGTCAAGATCGTCGCAACGCCAGGCCTGCGCGACGTCGGGGGCGACGCTAAGCCCCGGCACGATCGGAGCGCGCGGGTCATGGCCGGCCGGCGCGCAGATCCACTCGCGGCCGCGGCGGAAGGCGTAACTGGTCATGCGGGTTGCTCCATCAACATGCGGGTTGAGCAGTGGATGCGAGGCACGATCCACACGCTCTGATCAGTGCTGGCCACCACCTCATAGCAGGGCCAGCCCTGGTGATCCACCAGGGCCTGCAGCACGGTGGCGTCACAGGTCGGGGGCCAGCCCCGGACATAGACGACCTGACCAGCTTCGTAGCGCTGGCCACGGCGATGCGCGCGCTTGACCGGGCTCATCGCTTGGCCTCCACTGCTGCGCAGGCGCGCTGGTTGCCGCGTGCGCAGTCGGCGCGAGTCATGTCATCGAACGTAGAGAGGATGCACCAGAAAAACGCGCCGTAAATGGCGACGACAGACAAGGGCCCGGCGATGAAGCCAAGAGCGTTTCGGGACATGGGGTGTTCCGCGTGGGCTCTTCCATCGTCGCGACCGCCGGCCCGGTTGCCAGGCGTCTGTCACGGATCTTCACAAGTTGATCTGGCTAGGCTGTGCGCCACCGGCAGCACCACATGCGCGCGCGGATCGAGGGCTCAGAGCTCATCACCCGCCACCGGTTCCGAGCCAGCATCTTCGAGGCCTGGGAGCACCGCTGCGCATACTGCGGCGCGCCGGCGCAGAGCCTCGACCACGTGCAGCCGAAGGCGCACGGCGGCTCGACGGTCGCGCGCAACCTGGTGGCCGCCTGCCTCACCTGCAACCGCCGGAAGGGGCACCGGGAGGTGTTCAGCTGGTGGCGTGAGCAGCCCTTCTGGGCAGCCGAGGCTCAGGATCGCCTGCTGGCGTGGCTGCTGGCGCGATGACAACAGAAAGCCCCCAGCGCTTCTACACGCTGAGGGCTGGGAGTGTTCATGGTGGTCGCCGTCAGCGTAGCTGGTACAGCTCGCACTCGCTGGCGAACCAGGGCTCATCAACCGCCTCCGGAAAGCCGAAGCTGCAGCCTGAGCCTGCCGCGAAGTGTTCGCAGCTCTCGCAGGTCGGGCCTGCCTTCGGCGGTCGCCGTTTGATCGGCCCACCAACATCGGCCCAGATGTCGCCGTAGACGATCTGGCTGATCGCCTGCCGCCGCACCCCATAGCGCTTGGCAAGCTCGACCTGGCGGATGCCCTGCTCTGAATCCTGGCGGATCAGCACCACCTGTTCTGGCGTCAATTTGAAGCCGCGAACGTGAGGGGGTTTGCCGAGCACCTCCTGGGCCAGCCGCTCGGGCTCACCCGGCGGCTGGATGGTGCGCACCTTGCCACCGCAGTGCCGGCAGCTCCGCAGCCGGCGATGGTGGCCATTGGCGAGTTCGTACTTCGATTCGGTTGCGAGGCCGCGCGTTGCTCCGCAGCCTGGGCATGCCAGTGGTTCCATGTCGGGTGGGTGGGAGAGGTGCCGGGCCTCCGATACCGCGAATGGCAGCAGCACCCCAGGACTGCTGCAGCGGTGCCCGCCCTTACGGGTGGGGCCGACCCGGTGGTTGGTCAGGTTAATCGGCGAGGCGGTTCAGCTCGTCTGCGATGTCGAGCACGTCCTGGCGGATGCCATCGGCTCCCTTGATCCGGACCGCCAGGGCTGTAAGCGCGGCGGCCAAGCAGGCCTCCTGCCAGTTACCCTCCAGCGGGCCGAGCAGTTCGTAGCGATCGTCGAACGCCTGCACGATGGCGCGGGCGGCGGGGGAGAGGTTCGTCATCGCTCCACCCCATTCAGGCGATCAGCCACCAGCTGCGCATAGTCGGGGTCGCCGCTCAGGATGCGGCCGATCTTGTGGCAGATCATGTCGAGGGCCTCCTGCTGATCGTCTGCCAAGCTCTTGTCGCGTGCTTCCAGCGCATGACGGATGACGCACTTGAGCTGCTGGGTGATGAACGCATGGCCATTGAAGCGGCCGTAGCGCTGGCCCTGCTCGGTGAGCGTGGTGGGGATGTCGGTGGTCATTTGTCCCCCTCCCAGCCGGCCAGCTCGCCGGCGGATTCGAGCGTCAAGGTGCGCGCCAGCTCGTGAACGGTCAAGCTCGGGTTCTTTTGGTTGAGCCAGACCATCTCGGCCGCCAGGTGCTCAAGCACAGCAGCCACGCCGCGGCGTGCGCCTGCTTTCTGCTCTGTCGTTGGTGGTAAGTCACCCATCAGCGCTTCAGTGAGGGCCACGGTGCAGCGGCCGAGCAGAGTGTTGTCAGGCATTGGTGGTGTTGACGAAGGTGGCAAGCCGCTGGCCTTTGGCTACGGCTTCATCGAATGCCTTACGGCTGATGCGGTTCTCGCAGTAGATCCGGGTGGCCATGTCCAGCTGGCCGGCGGCGGCGTAGCTGGTGATGGCGCGCAGTGCTTGTGCTCGGGTCATGCCGCCACCTCCGGCGGCGTGGGGTAGAAGTCGGGGTTGAACATCAGGCCCGATCCTCGAATCTCATGTGGGCCACCACCTTGTCGATCAGCCATTGCGGCACGATCGGCGGCTTTGGCATCCAGCGACTGGCTGTCCAGGCTTGCGCGTAAGGATTCCACTCGGCGATCTGATCGAGCAGCTTGCGCTGGCCGTTGCTGCGGTGAAAGCGCACCAGGTTGGGATTGCGGCTGAAGGTCGGGTCTTGGGTGATGGTCCAGCCCGCGCCCGGCGTGTTGGCGTTGGCGGGCGATTGGTAGATGACGCGCGGTGCCATCACGCAGCCTCCCCGCGAGCGAAGCGGCGGACGGACTCGATCTCTTCATCCGCGCGGCAGCGTTCCTGAGCGAGGCGCAGGGCCTGCTCCAGGCTGTCGGCCTCGATGAACAGGCCGCGGCCGATCACGTCCCCTATGGGGGTGAGGTCGCGGTAGTCGACTTTGAAAAGCATGGTGGTGAAAGCTGGGGTGATGGGCGTCTCCGCCCGTGATGCAATCATCCCGCCGTGGCGCTCGCTTGCGTGGCTCGTGTCACAACTCGTCACAAAAAAAGGCGGCGCAAGGCCGCCAGGAGATCCGCGTCAGCACCACCGATCAGAACGGTATCCCGTCATGGTCCGGCACCTGGGTCTGCTGTGGGCTGTTCCACACCTGAGGCGCAGCCACGGTGCCGTTCGCCGGGTTGGGTGCCCAGACGGCCGCGGCCAGATGCGCAGGCTGCTGCGCTGGCGCCGGTGCAGCAGGTGCCGCCGGAGCCGGGGCCCCAGCGGCTGGCATCAGCTTCCACTGCTCCACACGGCAGCACACCTGCATCTTCGGCTCGCCCGTGCTGCGGTCCGTCCACCGGTCGGTCTTCACACGGCCGATGACGTGGACCTTCGCACCTTTGCGGCACTGGTCGGCAAATGCCTGCCCGTCCTCGCCCCAGATTTCCAGCTTGATCCAGTGAGTGTGGTCGCGATCGGCCAGGTCTGCAATGCCGATGTTCACATTGGTGACGGACTTGCCAGAGTCCAGGAATCTGGTCTCTGGGTCGCGGCCAAGGTTGCCGATGAATTGATGCTGGCTCGCGCGGAGCAGTGTTGCAATGGGATCGTTCATGCCGATGCTGATGTGATGGATGATTGCTGCTGCTGATGCAGCTGCTCGAATGCCCGGATCCCGTCGATGGGATACAGGACGCGGGAGCCAACCCTGATGAAGGGCGGGCCCTTGCCCGCATACCTCCAGTTGGCCAACGTCTGATCACTGAGCCGCCAGCGGTCTGACAGCTCCTTGCTGGTGAGAAACTCCTTCGTGCTACTCATAGACAACGCTCCTCAAAACGGATCAACTGGTGCATCGACCACCTCCACGTCTGCGGCTGAATCAACAGCAGGACTCTGCTCCTGCATAGGTTCAGGATTGACAATCTCAGGCTCTGACACGGCAGCGGTCTGGCCTGCTGCAGCAGCGGCAATCTGACGGTTCAGGTCAGCCACCGTCACAGGCGCCTCGATTTGCGGTGCTGACTGTTCCGCCACCTGAGCCGGCACGATCGGCTCGTAGTTCACGTTATCGCTCGCCAGCACCTGATCAAGGTCGTTGCTGGTCGGCAGCCGCTTCGACAACCGACGGATGACGGTCTTCTTCGCCATCTCGCCCCATTCGCTGGTCCAGCAGTGCTTGCCGACGCCAGTTGCCTTGGCACGAATCCTCTCAATCTGCGCGACGCTCATTACTTCACGCTGAATGTCCCCGTCCTTGAACTTGGCAATAGCGTAAACCGCCACTGGCTTTGCCTGCTGGGTCAGGTTCGGCTTGTGATAGATCCGCTCGTTGTCGCCCAGCTCGAAGTCAAACTCATCGTCTTGATAGACAACGTGAGCGCGGATGCTGCTGATTTCCCCGCTCTGACGAATCTTCTTCAAGATGCCGCCGACCATCGGCATGTAGGACACGGTTTTAATGCCAGTGTCGCGGTTCTTGTAAACGCTTAGACCAGCTTCACGGCCGTCGAGCATTAGGCCGTCTTGAGCCGCCTTCATGCAGGACGAGAACAGAGTTCGCCGATCGGCTTCCAGAAGTGTCGGCTCCATCTGCACCGCCGTGATGATGGTCCGGACGAACCGATCGACCGGGATCTGCTGTGGCAACGCTGCCTCGAACTCCCGTGTCATCCGGGAGAGGTCAGCGCGAAGGTTGGACACCTGCAAAGGAACTGAGAGCGGTGCTTGGGTCATGGGCTTAGTGCGAATGGTTCTCAGCAAGGGTCAATCCCGGTTCCACCCGGGCAGGTCGATCGGCTCCTGGATCTGGTCGCCGTAGCCAGGCCAGATGCCGGTGCGCCAGCACTCGGCCAGCAGCTCCATCGCGGCCTCGATCCGGCGCTGGCCGGCGGCGATCAGCGCACCGCTCGCGGGGTAGACCGCCACGGCATAGGGGCGGACGTTCTCCACCGCGATCGTCAGGAACTGCTCCGCCTGCAGCGCACCCTGGTTCCAGGCTGCCTGCACGTGGTAGCCCAAGTTGCTGATGCTCTTGGCGAACTCCACCCGGCTGGCGTCCTTGGTGGTCTTCACGTCCACCACGATGCGCCGGTCTTCGCTGTGCCAGTCCGGCCTGGTCTTGCACTCCAGGCCCGTGGTCGGGTCGGTCCACGTGTAGCTGGCCTCCCGCCGCCCTGGGAGCAGCAGCAGGAAGCCAGCAGCAGGGTGATTCCGCACCGCATCAGCCATCCGGCGCACCTCGTCGGCCTGGTCGGGGTCAAGCACGATCTTGCCGGCGCTCTCGCGCTCGAACTCGGCCGCCAGCTCCTTTCCTACCCTGGTCCGGCGATCGAAGCTGTGCGGCGGCACCGCGATGGTGCTGTCCCACAGCTCGGGCTCCAGCACCGCCGTGTGGAGCGCCGTGCCTTTCAGCATGGCCGGGGTCGGCTCGGGCTTCTCCCGGTCCTCAGCCAGGAACTTGTCGTGGTAGTGCAGCGGGCTGCGGGCCAGGATCTTGATCTGGCTCGGGCTCACGGCCTTGAGCGCGTGATAGGCCTCGTTGGTGAGGCCGGGGTGGTGGGTGAGCGTTGGCGCCACCTGTGAATTGCGGGGGTCGTTCCCGACCATAAGGGCTTCCCTCCCCATACCTCCGCCTCCCGTCACATCCCGTTACATACCGCCATAAGGCCTTGATTTCGCGGGAGGATCGGGCATCCTCCCGTCACAGTCAACCCCCCAGCTCTCGCCTCCCACATGGTTCAACTTCGCCCCTTCCAGTCCTCAGCCGTCGCTGAGATCCCACGCCGGCCGGTAACTGCTAAGATTTCGCTGCCCCCTGCTGTTGGCATCATGCCAGGCACCTGCCAGATCGATGGCTGCGACCGCCCAACCGACTCTCATGGCTACTGCGGAATGCACGCACAGCGGCTGCGCCGCTATGGCGATCCCAACTACGTCACTCCTGAGGCTGAACGCCGCGCCAACAACCGCAGCGCTCAACTGGCTCGGCATGGAGAGGTGAAAGAGACCACCTACCGCAAGCTCCACGGACGGCATGAGCATCGCGTTGTGGCCGAGGAAATGCTCGGCAGGCCCCTAAAGCCAGGCGAGATCGTCCATCACATCGACGGCAACAGGCACAACAACGACCCGTCGAATCTGATGGTGATGACCCAAGGGGAGCACATTAGGGAGCATCTGCTTCACGGAGACGGCCTGTTCGAGTGGCAAGGCCAGAAGCTCACCATCAACGAACTGGCGCAGGCCCTGCAGCTTCCTCGCCGAGTGATTTATGCGCGGCTGCGCGCCGGCTGGAACATTCAACGGATTGCCAGCTCTCCCGTGCGCAAGTGGGAGCGCCGCAATGGTTGAGCTCCGTCCCTATCAGCACCAGCTCCTCGAGGACATCCGCGACGCCATGCGCGCCGGCCATCGGCGCATCCTCGCCGTCATGCCCACCGGCTCCGGCAAGGGCACCACCATCGCCGCCATGGTCGCCTCAGCCGCTGCGCGCGGCCATCGCGTCCTGATTCTTGCCCATCGCGCTGAGCTGGTGGCCGACCTCTCTCAGCGCATCCACGGCTTCGGCATCAACCATGGCGTGATCGCGTCGGGCTACCGCGAAGATCTGCGCCAGGCCGTTCAGGTCGGATCGGTGCAGACCGTCGTGCGCCGCCTGGAGCGGATCCCACCGCCTTCGATGGTCATTCAGGATGAGGCCCATCACCTCGTCGCCGGCAACATGTGGGGCAAGGTGATCGACACCTGGCCTCAGGCCTTCCTGATCGGCAAGACTGCAACGCCGGAGCGTCTTTCGGGTGAGGGCCTCGGCGTTGGCCACGGTGGGTTCTTCACCACCATGGTTCTGGGCCCCGACGCCGGCTGGCTTACCCAGGAGGGCTTTCTGGTGCGGGCCCGCATCTTTGCCCCGCCTGGCATCGACCTGTCGGGCGTCAAGCGGTTCGACACCAAGAAGGGCCGGCACGACGCCGACGACATCCTGCGCCAGGGCCAGGCCATGGGCGATGCGGTCTCCCACTACCGGCGGACTATCCAAGACATCCACAACGGCACCGCCATCGCCTTCTGCTGCTCCGTGGCCCACGCCGACGCCGTGGCCGAGGCCTTCCGAGAGCAGGGCATCAGCGCCGCACGCCTCGACGGCAGCATGGACCGGGGCGTCCGGAAACGCTTGATCGCCGACCTGGGCACCGGCCAGCTGAAGGTGCTCACCAGCTGCGACATCATTTCAGAGGGCACCGACATCCCCTCCGTCACAGGCGCTGTCCTCCTGCGCCCCACAGACTCCCTGGGCCTGCACCTGCAGCAGGTCGGCCGCGTGCTCAGGCCGTGCCCCGGCAAGCCCTACGCCGTGGTCAATGACCACGTGGGCAACACCCTCCGCCACGGCCTCCCCACGGACCCGCGCGAGTGGAGCCTCGAGGGCCGGCCCAAGGGCAAGGCCCGCAAGCCATCAGACGCCATCCCCATCCGCATCTGCCCCGCCTGCTTCTCCGCCATCCCATCCGCCTGCAATCCCTGCAGCGAGTGCGGCCACGAGATTGAGCAGGCCCGCCGGAAGCCGGAGGTGGTTGAAGGCACCCTGCAGGAGCTCGACAGCCGCCAGCTCGGTTCTGAGATGCGCCGCGTTGAACGCCGCGAGGTGGCACAGGCCCGCACCCGTGAAGAGCTCGAGGCGATCGCCCGTGAGCGCGGCTATAAGCCAGGCTGGGTGGCGCACATGCTCGCAGCACGAGGACAGCATCATGGCCGCAGAGCGTTCGGATGAGCGCCGCATCCAGTCCGAGATCCAGCTCGCCGCTAATGGCCCCGCACGCCTCTGGCGCAACAACACCGGTGCGCTCAAGGACGCCCGCGGCCAGCTCGTGCGCTACGGCCTTTGCCCCGGGTCCTCAGACCTCATCGGCTTCCGCACCGTCGTCATCACCCCCGACATGGTGGGCCAGCGCGTCGCCATCTTCACCGCCGTCGAAGTCAAGGATCGCGGCCGCCCCACCGAGCAGCAGCAGGCCTTCATCAACCTGGTCCACCAAGCCGGCGGCCTCGCTGGCGTCGCACGATCAGTCCCGGACGCCCTCTCCATCCTGCGTCTGTAACGGATTGCGACGACCGCGCAGCTCACAGCTGCCTGCGCCCTTACGGTCGGATGGCCAACGCCACCGCACCATGGCCATCGATCCCGTCACCGCCCTTCACCGCCTGCGCAAGCTCTACCGCGACGCACACCACTGCGAGCCACCCACCGATCAGCACGCCCTGGACTGGGCCCGCAATCCGCTTCACTGGGCCACCAATCAGATCCGCTACCGCGGCTGGGACTACCCCGCCACCGATGCCGTGGTGCGCGAGTGCCGCCGGCTCTACGCCCGCGCTGAGCGCCTCCAAACCCAGCAGCAGGAGCCCCAGCCATGACCGTGCAGGCCTACACCGTCGTGGCGCTGCATCACGACGACCCGCCGCGCCGCATCGGCATCATCGCCCGTAGCCAGGCCGATGCCATCCACTGCGCCCGTGAGCTGTTCCCGGAGCGGATCATCTCCGCCGCCATGCTCGATCACGACTGGGAGGACACCCCCGCATGACCGGCCACGTCCTTGAGATCCCAGACTCAGCCGCCTGGCGCGCAGGCCAGCTCGCTGAGCGCGAGCGCATCATCCACCTGATCGACCACATCCGCGAAGATCTGCTCGCCGAGCGCGGCGACATCTCGTTCTTCGAAATGATGGCCGTCCGCCGTGCGCTCAAGCGGTTGGCGCGCGCCATCGCGGAAGCCCCATGACGCAGCAGCTGCTCGATCAGCTTCAGGCACTGCCCGGCGAATGGCCACTTGTTGCCGTTGATGGCAACAAGCGCGCCTACCAGAAGGCGTGGCAGTCCAACCCACTCACCAAGGATCAGGTTGCAGCCGAGATCCC